GTCAACGATAAGGCGCAATTTGTCGACGCGGTTTTAGTTCTGTATGGCGCGATTTTAGGAGACGACGGCGCCGAAAGCGAGGCGGCTATGGAATCGCTTAAGGCGCGCAAACTGTTAGAGCTTGACAGCGACGCGCGGGCAGAATATCTAACGCGCGCGTTCGATGAATCGGGCGTCGAGATCTTGCGGCAAGCGCTTAAGGAAGATATTTACACTATGTCGCACGTGCCAAACCTGACCGACAAAAACTTTGCCGGCAATAGTTCCGGCGTCGCAATGGAGTATAAGCTGTTAGGGCTTGAGATGCTGACGAAGATCAAAGAGCGGTATTACAGGATAGGGCTAAGAAAACGCGCGCGCATTTTCACGCATTATCTTGGGATCAAAGGCAAGCAGGTGGATCCGAACGACGCGGTGCCTACATTCTCCCGCGGATTGCCGAAAAATATCTTGGAGCTGTCGCAGGTTATCGCGAATCTTTCCGGCGAAGTAAGCAAGCAAACACTTATAAGCCTTTTGCCGTTTGTCGAAGATCCGGCGCTTGAGATAGAGCAAGCCGAAAAAGAGGCGGCGGAAGCGTTAAAGAGACAGCAAGAGGCTATGATAGCAATGAGCGGGCCGACGGAAAATACGCCGTTAGAAGAGGCTGAGAGCGAGGAAATCGAGGAAACCGAAGAAGAGCCCGAAGAGGACGAAAACGAGGAAGAAGAGCCCGAAAACGGCGCGGAGAAATAAGGCGGCGTAAGCAATGAAGAGCGCAGAGTATTGGGCGAAGCGTCAGGCCGCAAACATGGTCGCGCAGATGCAGACGGCGGAGGAAGCGGCGCAGGAAATAGCGACGGTTTATGCCGAAGCTAACCGCGTTATAAACGGCGATATGAAGGGAATATTTGACCGTTACGCGCGTGTTAATGGGATGAGCGAAGCGGAGGCCAAAACGGCGCTTAACCGGCTTATAAAGACGCCGGGCGATATAGGAGCGCTAAAGCAAGCCGTCGACGCAATGCCGGCAGGGGATCACAAAACCGCGTTGCTAAAATGGGCGCAGAGTTCAGCAACGCAAGCGAGGCTTGGACGGCTTGGGCGCTTGCAGAAAAGCATAAGCGGTTTAATGCAGAAGCTGGCCGGCCGTGTTACGTCGATAATGGGGAAAGCGCTTGGGCAGATCGCGCAGGACAGTTATCTTAAGGGAATGTATCATTTGCAAAGCGGCGCGGGGTTCGCGTTCGAGGTAAAGACAATCCCGAAAAGAGACTTTGAGCGAATCGTTAAGGAACGATGGAGCGGCGCTAATTTTAGCGCACGCGTCTGGAGCAATACGGACGACCTTGCCAAAGCGCTAAGGAAAGAGCTAATGGTATCGTTTTTGACCGGCAGATCGCTTTCCGACACGGCGCGAATAATCGAAAAACAGTTCGACGTGGAAAACTGGAAAGCGCGCCGGCTTATAAGGACGGAGGCGTCGTACGTGACGAATCAGCTTGCACTGAAAGCATACGAGGACGCCGGGATAGAGCGCTATATATACGTCGCTATACTGGATCTGAAAACAAGCGAGGTATGCAGGGAGCTTGACGGCAAGGCGTTTAAGGTAAAGGACGCAAAGCCGGGAGTAAACTTGCCGCCGCTGCACCCGTGGTGTAGGTCGACGACGATCGCGTATATATCGCCGCAGGTTCTGGCAAAGATGAAACGCCGCGCGAGGGATCCAGTTGCGGGGAAGAATTATACTATACCGGCTAACATGACATACAAGGAATGGTATAAAAAATACGTTGCGCCGTCTACGAGCGCAGACAAAACGAAGAAAAAGACGGGCAATAATAAAGCTGGAGGAGCGAGCTAATGACGTATACAGAAGCGTTAGGGGTCGTGGTTAAACGGGCCCGGGAAGCGACGGGGCTGTCACAGACGGATCTTGCATGGCGCGCACAGATCAGCGTGCCGCGCATGGTAAAAATCGAAAGCGGAGAGTTTAACGCGGAATTAACCGATTTATGGAGAATCGCGGAGGGGCTTAATATTAAGCCGCATACGCTTGTAAAGGCGGCAGAGGTCGTTTACGGGAGAAAAGCGGATCCAGAGTAAGCGGGCGTCGCCTGCTGGGCGACGTGTAGGTGTCGCCTGAAAAGCGACAAACAGTTATCGCCGTGCAATGGCACGATGATATAAAGACAACGGGGCGTCGTAAGGCGCTTTTTTCATGCGGAATCGCGCGCGGTAGAATACGAGACGCGAGACGGCAAAGGAGGAAAAAATGTTGGTAAAATTTTTGTTGGCGCCGGAAGGCGGAAACGATGGCGGAAGCGCGCCGGATGAAGCGGGAAACGCAAGCGGAAGCGGGACGGAATCGGAAGAGCCCGAAAGCGGAGTATCGTTTGAAGATTTTTTGGCACAGGCCGAAAATCGGGCAGAGTTTGATCGACGCGTAAACAGTTCCGTGCAGTCGGCGCTTGCCAAACAGGCGGCAAGGCTTAAGGCTGTTTATGACGAGAAGCTGGACGAGCAGGAACGGCTGTCGAAAATGACGGCGGCAGAAAAACAGGAGTATTTGACGCAAAAACAGGCGCGCGAGATCGCGGAGCGCGAAGCGGCTATTACAAGACGCGAGCTTGCGGCCGCGGCGAAGGAAAAACTTGCGTCGGAGAAAATGCCGCTTGAGCTGGCCGACCTTTTGGTCTATACGGATCAAAACGCGTGCGACGCGTCGTTTGAGCGGCTTAAAAGCACGTTCTCAGCGGCGCTTAGTCAGGCTGTCGAAGATCGAGTAAAGGGAGGCAAGCCGCCGAAGGACGCAGGGACGGAAGGCGTGCACGCCGACGACAAGGAAAGAGCGCGAGACGCGTTCAGGAAGGCGTTACAGGGACGCTATTAAAACAGGGGGTAAAACATGGCAAACAATTTTTCTTATGCAGACGTATTCCAGACCGAATTGGATAGACAGGTCGTGCAGGACGCCGTTACGGGCTGGATGGAAGCTAACGCCGGGCAGGTAAAGTATGAAGGCGGGAAAAACGTTAAGATCCCGAAAATCACGCTTGACGGGCTTGGCAATTATGACCGCGAAAACGGATATGACCGCGGCGCGGTTACTCTTACTTATGAATCCCGCGAGATGACGCAGGATCGCGGCAAACAGTTTTTACTGGACGCTATGGACGTCAACGAATCTAACTTTGTTGCGACGGCCGGCGCCGTTATGGGCGAGTTCCAGAAGGTTATGGTAGTTCCTGAAATCGACGCGTACAGAATCTCCGCGGTCGCAACGGCGGCCCCGGCGGCGAACGTGGTCGACTACACGGTCGCAAAAGCAACGATCGTCGACGCGATTAAGGACGCGATTAAGGCGTCGAAAGAAGGCGGCTTTGTTGGGCAGAAGCTGGTATGCCATATTAGCACGTCGGCTATGTCGGCGCTGGAAAAGGCCGTAGGAACCGAAAATATCCGCGCGGAGCGGTTCACGACGCCGCAGGGCTTTGATACCCGCGTGCTGATGATCGACGACGTTCCGCTTATTGAGACGGTGCAGAACCGTATGTATACGGCAATCACGATCAAAACGACCGCGCAGGGAGGCGGCTATGCAAAAGCGGCGTCCGGCAAGGATATTCACTTTGTTGTTATGCCGCAGTTGGCTCCGATCGCGGTATCTAAGCAGGATGCTATTAAGATTTTCGATCCGTCCGTCGTTCAGGATCACGACGCGTGGAAGATCGACTATCGCCGTTATCACGACCTTTGGGTTAAAGATAACATGAAGGCTGGTATCGTGGTCTATAAGGAGGCTTAAGGTGTATAGGCTGTTGAGGCGGAACGTAGAGCGGATCGCGGAAAGCGAACGAGAAGCGCGAGCGCTAATGGACAAAGGGTTCGTTATGATTAGCGGAGCCGAAGAGGTAAAGCAGACAGAAGATACCCGAAAACTTGAAGAGCTTAGCGTTAAAGAGTTGCGCGAGATCGCGGAAAAGCGAGGAATTGCGGCGAAAACGCTTAAGCGGAAAGAGCTTTTAGAGGTGCTTAAATGAAGCCCGAAGAAAAAGAGGCCGTACAAAACCGCGTCGTCTTATTGACACAGGCGCCGGATCGCGACGTTACGTTTATCCAACAGCTTATTGACGACGCCGAAGCGTATGCGCTTGCAGAAACAGGGCGAAGCGAGTTGCCCGCCGCATTATTGACGGCCGTAGGCGACCTTGCAATCGTCGCATATAACCGTGCCGGGACGGAAGGCGAAGGAAGCAGATCCGAAGGTGGAGAGAGCTACACGTTTGTCGAGATCCCGGCGCGGATCGAGCGCAGTTTGAAAAAATACAGGTTAGCGAGGGTTGCCGGTCATGCGTATGAAGCACTTACGTAAGCGTGAAATAAGGCTTTATCATAAAGCTGTCACTAAAGACGCGGAAGGCGCAACAAACACGGCATACACGGACGAAAAAACCGTCGACGCGGAGCTATGGATACAACGAACGGTCGCGGACGTCGCACTGTATGGACAGACGCTAACGCGGATCCTTAATTGTAAAATCGCGAGCGGGTATATGATTGAAAACGAGGGAAAGCACTTAGCGTATAAGCTCTTAGATTATGATAATTATATGATAAGAGAAGGTGACGCGGTGGGCGTAAACGCCGCAGGTGCAGAATACGTTATTAAGTCTATTATCCCGGACAGGATACTTAAGCTAACGTTGGAAAGAATATAAGAACGATGAGCATAGGACGGTTACAGGCTCAACTAAAGAAAATCGAGACAGCCGCAACGACTGGACAATGGATGGAGCAGGCTTGCCAATTTGTTGTCGGGGCCGCAAAGATGCTTTGCCCGGGGTATACCGGGGAATTGCGGAACAGCATAACGTACGAGGTAGAAAAAGGCGGCTTTTTATTCTGGAAACGGTATACAGGAATCGTTTATACAGATAAGGCGTATGCGCCGTACGTGGAGCTGGGAACAGGCCCAAAAGGCGCAGACGACCATGCCGGAATATCGCCGGAGATAACGCCGTCTTATACTTTAGAGCCGTGGTGGATCCATGAGAGCATGATAGATCCGGGCCTTGCGGAGATGTATCACTGGCCGGCAATTAAAACGCCGGACGGAGTTTTTTACAGGTGTAGCGGGCAAGCCGCTCAACCGTTCTTATATCCAGCGCTTGCAGATAACGAAGCAACGGTGGTCGCGATTATAACAAAAGGGATTAACGCCGCAATGGAAGCTGGGGGAGAATAGATAGATGATTAACGTAAAGGATCAGGTTTACGCGGCGCTTTGCACGTGCGCGGAAAATGTTACCGACGTTTACCCGAACGATTGGACAGCTTTACCAGCGATTGAGTATCGCGAAGAGGCGAACGTCGTTTACACGCGCACAGACCGTGGCGAAGAGCTTTCGTCGCTCAGGTATACGATTTACTTATGGGACGACAAAAGCCTGTCACAGCTCGCGTT